TGCATCGTCATAATCAATCTCCTGTTTTGCAGAGGCCGAGGCCCCCGAGACTAATTAACCGGCGGAAACTTTGAGGGTGCCTGCATCGTTCCAGAGACGGCCAGCAACTGTGGGGTCTGCTGTTGGCAGTGCGGTCATGGAGATGGATGCGTTGGTCAGCGATGCGACGCCAGAAGCTGTCAGCGTGGTAGCTGCAACAGCGCCGGTAACGGTGCCAGTGACGTTGCCAGTGATGTTGCCCTCAAAACCGTTGTCGGATTTGACGGGACCGGAGAAGGTAGTGCGTGCCATGATGGGTTCCTCATGCGGTTAAGGCGTATCTGTCTGCATGACGTCGGCCCGGAGCCGTCAGATACACCGGAAAGTCCGGGGAGTGTGGGCAATATAACCCAAAAGAAAAGGGCCCACAAGGGGCCCTTCTCATTTAAGCCCAAGGGCTTAGGACGAACCGGAGCTGCCCCAGATACCCAATGGGTCAGACCAGCCGAACGAATAACGCTCGCGGGCCTTGTAGCGGACGTTGCCGGTGTCGAAATCACCATCCATCGAGGTGGCCAAGGCGGCGCGCTCGAAGTGCTTCAGGCCGTTTGGAACGTCTGTGGTCAGGAACCAAGCGTTGTTGTCGGTCAAGAAGTGGTTGACGGTGTAGCCACCGGAGATGGTGCCCATCTGCTTCAACGCGTTGATGTCGTTGTCGGCAGTGCCCACACGCAGTTCGGTGTCCAGCAAGCGCTTGGCAACGAACATCAGTGATGGAGGGATCACCAGCTTGACTGGCTTGGCTGCAATCAGCAGTTGACGCTCGTCCGTCCAAGCAGCGATCTGGATCGTTGCGTTTTCCAGCGACGTCTCGTTCAAGTCCACACCAGTTGTTGGGCTGTTGTAGTTCACGCCGCCGCCCACGAGTGGGTGGCCAACGCGAGTGCCGGAGCTGTTGTTGCCGAACAAGGAGACGCCGTCGCCGCCGGGGGCAGCACCGGAGAAGCCAGTGTTCAACACGGACGCAGCTTTGACCTGCTTGGTGTAGGCCATGCCACGGGCCAGTGCCTTGGTGTAGCGGGCGGACAAGCTGTCGTACAGGTTGTCTTCCACAGCTTCTTCAGTGATGGAGAAGCCCAGAGCGATGGTTTCGTGGGTGTAGCGAGCAGTGAAGGCTTCTTGCGCGTTGTCGTAAGCGATGGCGGAGCCTTCGTTCTTGACAGGTGCAGCACCAAAGCCGGACAGCTTGGTTTCTTCTTCGAACGAACGCTCAGATTTCTCTGTTTCGTACAGTTCTTTGTGCTCTTCGCCGTAGCGTTTGTACTCCAAACCGAACAAGGCGTTCAGGCCGGGGAGCAGCTCTTTGAGCAGTTGTGCGCGTGAAATTGCCATGGTGAGTTACTCCTTACAGGCCGACGTTGTTCAGGTACGAGTGTGCACTGGGGTTGAACTTAACCAACACATCAGTGAACGCATCGCCGGGAGTGGACGCAAAGCCCACGATACGGAAGGCTGCAGCGGTGGTCACCACAGTGGCATCCAATGCGCTGTTCGACACGCCAGTCTGGGTAGAACCAGTGCTGGTGCTCTGCGCAGCGGCAAAGAAGGTGTTGGTGCCCAACACGGTCTGTGCGCCGGAGCCGTCCAACTGTGCTTGGAACACGACGTTGGGGTCAGTGATGACCTTGGCCGACACCACGCCGGTTGTGCCGGAGGGGTAGAACTGGCTGAAGATCAACTGGCCTTGGGCGTTGAAGTACTCGCAGCCGACGAACACGCCGATTGCGCCAATACCGTTGCCGCCAAGGTTGTTGGTGGTGATGTCAGCGCCAGTGGCGGTAGACAGGGCCAAATAGCCGTCAGCGCCAATGATGACGACTTGGCCATAGAAGAGGTTGGTGGCTTCGCCAGCGGGGTCAATCAGAAAAGTCTGAGTTGCACCAGCATAAGGCATGCCATCAACGCGATTTACGGGGCGCAGCCCGTAGGGAGAAGCGGTTGTTGCCATTTAAGGACTCCTTGTTACTTTGAACCAGAACCAAAACCGCCACCGCGACTGGTCGTTGACTTGCGGTCAGCGAAAAGTGGCATGCGGGGGTCGTTGTTTCGCATGAAGCTGTTGTCGACAGATTCCATCTGGGCCTGCGCTTGTTTGGCGTAATACTCGTCCCGGGCCTGTGCGCGTTCACGCGGCATCTTGCAGAGCATGAGGCCACCGAGTTCGACGTTTCCGGTCTTTGCATTTCCTTCAAGCATGAGCTCAGGATGGTCGACTGCTTTCACCGGTTCCCAGCCTTCACGCATCTTGGTAGACACGTTCGTGTTCTGGGCTTCGCCAAGCACGTGTGTCGCAATCCAGCGATAAACGTAACCGGGCTCAGGTGTCGGATCGGGCAGTGCGCTCGGAGGTGTGTAAACGATCCGAGAAGTTTTATCGCGTGCCTCAAGGGCGCGGGGGTTCCGGTTGAGTGTTTCAGCCATTCGATTTCTCCAGTTTTGCTACTTCAGCAGCGTATTGCTGCGGGGTCAGTCCGTACTTTTTTGCCAGCGCAACTTGCGTCGGTGTTAGCTGGACTTTTCGGGCTCCAGTCGAACGGGTCGCTGGGGCCACGACAGAAGCAGGTCGTCGGGAGCCATCGCCGGTCTTCGGCCGGTCTTCATTTCCGAACACGTCCGGGAATGTCGACTTCATGCGAGCGTCGATTCGCTCGAAGTATTCGTCAGAGCGGGGATCAAGCCCCGTGTTCACTAGCTTTTGGTGCAGCCCTAGTGCGAAGCTGGTGTGTTCTTCAAAACCTGACGCCCCAAACCACTGGTTTTTTGCCTGCCAGCGCAGAGTCTTTTCGTCGACTTGAGGTGCAGCGTCTTGCTGTTGATACGTTTGTACCGCAGGTTCGTCCACCTGTAAAGGGGTGTGACGGAAATTTTTTGCAGCTTCCGCACGCATCTTGGCGTCCATCAACGCTTCTTGCGCAGCGATCATGGCTTCTGTGTCAAAGGACTCGTTGGCTTCTTTCAAAGCGCGCTTGGCCTTGTCGACTTCGTTGTCTGCAATGTGTTTGACAGAGGCGGCGTAGTGCTCGGAGCCGTTGTTCACGTACTGCTTGAGCTTGTTGTTCTCCGCCATCATGTGCTGTGCAAGGCGCTCCAGCTCCTGCTTCTCGCGCAAGAGCGACTCCTTGGCCCGGCGCTCATCGTGGCGTGCGTGGGTCAGGTCCTTGATGCGCTTCTTGACGTTGTCGGAGTAGTTTTCGATCTCCTCGTCAGTGGGGTCGGCCACTTCGCGGTCCAGCGGCTTGCGGCCACGGTCCCGCTCAGGGGTGTCGTCGACGATCTCAATCTCGACGTCGGTGTCTGTGACTACCTCGACGTTGGTCTCATCGACCTCGTCGGGGAACTTGTAGGACTCAGCCATTTTTACTCCTTCATGCGCGGGTGTAGCCGCGAGGGTCTTGCACAACACATTCAATTTGGTCGTCGTTCAGAATCCTGAACTCCTTGCCAAACACCTTGAAACGCGTACCGGTGTAGGTACGCACGAGCACAAAGTCGCCCTCTTTGCACCACGCTCCCGACGGGAACTTGGCAGGGTCTTTGTACGCGTCTGGGCCAACACGCAAAACAAACAACACGGTTGTGGCGTGTTCTTCGGCGCGCAGGGTGGCGGCATCTCGAACGAGGTCGAGCGATGTGCCAGCGATCTTTTCATCGACGTTGGGGACAATGCACAGCAGCTTGTAGCCCGTCGGAACCGGCAGTGCTGACGCTTTTTCGTCGCTGCTGGCCGCTTCGTCTGGGGCGTCAATTGGCTGGATGTGTTTGGGCAAAGTGATGCCCGGAGGCAGAATGATTTCACTCATCTGATTTCTCAACTTTCTCTGCAAGGTCTAGGAGATGACGCTCTGCGGTCGCAAGACCCTGAATGATTCCGCAGAGTTTTTGGTATTCGTCAAAGTTGCGGCATGCACCACTGGCCAAGTCATCGGCGTAGTTGTTCATGTCGGTGCGTAATTTCTCGCGCAATACGCGTGCGAAGTCTTGGATCATTGATCAGATTTTCCAGTTGGTTTTTGGGACTGGGCCAGCAGCTGCGCGGCGCGCAGTCGCTGCTCCGCTTGGCTCTTGGCGACATCGACGCCAATCTTCAGGCCTGCTTGGCGCTCGGCCGCGTCGGCTTTGGCTTTGCTTTCCTGAATCTGTGCACCCACGCGCAGGGACTCCAGCTCCAACTGGCCGCTGACTTTCTCCTGCTCGAGCTCTTGCTTGTCGGAGGTCGCAGCTGCGTTGATGGCCATCTGCTGCTGCTTGAGTTGAAACTCCTGCTGGGCCAACTGCATCTTGGCCATCTCCACTTGGCTCTTGACCTGCACTTCTTGCTGCTTGATCTGCAGCTCCTGCATCTGCATCTGCAACACGGGGTCCTGCATCTGCTGCTGGGCCTGCGCCTGCTGGGCCTGCGCTTGGCTTTGCTGCACCACCTGCTGCGCGGCCTGCGCCATCATGCCGGACAGGGCGATCTCGATCTCCGGTGGCAGCTTGTCGTCCTCGGGTGGCAGGGGCATACCCAACTGAGCCTCGATCTGCTGGCGCATCTTGAAGCCCAAGTGCTCGGAGATGTGTGCCTGCATCTCCGCCATGATCTTCTGGGCCTGCGGGTTCTGGCCAATCACCTGCGCAACCATGGGGTCCTGCATCATCATGTTGTGCACGGCCATGTGGGCGTCGTGGTTCTGGTGCAAGAAGGCCTTGACTGGCTTGCCGCGCAGGATGGCTTGGTTCTCGGACACGGGGTCCACCGGCTTCATGTCGTCTTCGATCGGCACGAGCTTGTTGGCTTCCTTGATGCCCAACACCTCCAGCATGCCACGGTGCAGCGCGGGCAGGTCGTAGATGTCCGGTGCCATCTGGGCCATCTGGATCACCGCTTGGTACTGCACCACGCGCTGGCTCAAAGTGGCCGCGTTGGGGTCCGACACTGGCAGGATGTCGACATGTCGGTAGTCCGCCGCCTTGGCGCGCGGGCCCTCTTCGCCGTCGGGCTCGTACGAGTACTCGTCGTCCGTGTAGTCGCGGATGATGGCTGCCAACAACTGCAGCTCTTCCTTGAGGGCGTAGTGCACACGCGCCTGCACGGCAGTCATCACTTTCAACTGGCGTTCAAGCAGCGCCAGCGTGGAGCCCACGGGTGCGTTGGCACCCATGTCGCTGATCTTCATGTCGGCTGTCGCGGCGAACCGGCGACCTTCCTCGACCACGTTGCCCAGCAGCGCCATGAGAACTTGGCTCGGCTCCTTGTAGGGCAGCGGCATGATGTTGTCGCGGATGGCACCGGAGCCCACGTCCACGTCGCGCCACTCGCCCGGGGCGATCGGAGTGTCATCTCCCTTGATGCGCAGGCCGCGAGTCTTCAGGCCACCGGGCAAGTTGGACAACGTGCCGGAGTCGATCAACTGACGCATCAAACTGGTGGCCGACTTGGCGAACCCGCCGATCAGGTGGAACAGGCCAAAGCCATACGCACCAAAGCCGGGGATGTACTGGTAGTGCACAAAGTGCTGGCGCTTGAGCCTGAGCGGGTCGTCTTCGCGCCAGTTGCGGCGCACGGACAGCACTGTGTTGGTCCCCCGGATGAAGGTCACCACGTACGGCAGCGCGATGCCGGTGGGCTCGCCATCGTCCTCGTCCTCGAACCCTTTGAGGTCCAAGTCCACGTGGCACTCGTACAGCGTGAAGCGCTCGTCGTTCAGATCGCTGAACCCGGTCTCCTTGTCCTTGGCCTTGTTGATCTCGTCGATGGCCTTGTCGGGGTCACCCAGATCGGTGTCCACATAGAACCCGGCCTGCTGCAGTTTGATGATCTCGTTCTTGGTCTTGCGCATCACGTGTGTGACGCGGTAGCACGACTGTATGTCTGAGGTGCCGTAGGGCAGCAAGATGTCCTCGGCCGGGATGAAGACCGACACCTGACGGTCAAGGCTGGGGTCAAAATAGACCTTCTTGAACGCCGAGCCGGTGGCCGGGAGGCTCCACAGCATGCGCTCGTGCTCCGCGCGGAACTCCTTCATCACCTCCGTGAGCTGGAAGTTCATGTCGGCTGCCACGCGCTGCGCGGCCTCCTTCTTCTCGGAGGTCTCCTTGCCCACGATCTTGGTGCGCACCGGGCCAGCGGCCGGGAACGTCTCGGTGATGGTCTCTGACTGGAACCTGACAACAGCCTCGGTGATCATCGGGTGAAACACCCCGCTGGCCCCGTTCCACGGCTCCGTGCGCTCCTCCATGTTCAGGCCCAAGAGCTTGAGGCCCTCGGTGTAGGCCTTCTCCCAGTCTTTGCGGCTGCCGCGATCGTTGTCAATGTCGCTGGACAAGTCCCCCGCCACCGTGGTCAGCGCGCCCTCGGCCATGTACTCGGCCAAGTTGGCGTCAAAGTCATCGGCCGAAGGCTCGGCCTTGGCGATCTCGAGCTCCATGTCGCCCATGTCGATGCGCACGGCTTCCGGGTCTACGATCTCAATCTCGATGGGGTCCAGCCCTTCGGCGGCTGCCGCAATGCCCGTGGGCTGCTGGAACAGCGCCTTGTCGATATTCGTGGCCATGATTTAAATCTTTCTTAGTAGTACGCCGCCCGGCGGGATGCGTAGAAGCGCTCTTCTTGCTCGTCGGTGTCCAGCGGGATGAACCCGCCCCGGCGAAAGCGTAACAGCGCCTGAGATGTGGTGTCAACGAAGTCATCGTTCTCTCCGTTGGGAAAGGATGCGACCTCCTCGATCACCTCGCGGGCCCACCGCTTGTCCGGTGCCCAGACCGAGCCAGAGGCAAACAGGTCAGACACCGCGTTGAGCCGGACGATTTTATCGTTGCCCCGGCTGGGGCTGAACTCCTCGACCGGGATGCCCACGGCCCTGAGTTCTTGGATCAGCGGCGCGCCAGCGGCCTTCTTCTCCACAATGAACGCGTCGGGCTCCCACTCCTTGTAGTGCTTGAGCGCGATCACCTTGAGCTCCGGGAAGGCCATGCGGTCCTTGAACGCGTCCAGCAAGATGACCTGCGCCTTGTCGTTCTCTTCCTCGTTGTAGAACACCCCCCACGTGGTGCACGCGGAATAGTCAGCCGTGTTGCTGGTCTCAAACGCCGTGTCCCAGCTCTGGATGATGTAGTCGCAGCGCGGCGGCTCGTCTTTCTCCCACACGCGCCACGACTTGCGCGAGATGATGGCTGCGTTGTTGCTGGTGGGCTGCTGCATGTACTGGGCGTTCCAGTACTGGGGGTCGATCGACGCCTTTGTCGCCTTGAGGGTGGCCAGCGGCCACTGCTCGGGCCACAGGGACTTCTCGTTCTCCGTGTCCTCGTGCAAGATGGCCGGAAGCTCCACGATCTCCCACGGCTCGGACGCCGGGTTCTTGGCCTGATAGTCAATCAAGCGCCCTGTCAGGTCCAGCTTGCCCCAGCGCGTCATCACGATGATGATCGCCCCGCCCGGCATCAGTCGCTGGAGCGGGCCCGTCTGGAACCAAGACCACGCAGTGTCGAAAGCCAGCCGTGAGTTGGCCTTGACGTCCTGCTCCGAGTGAGGATCGTCAATAACGAACAGATCAGCACCACGACCAGCAAGAGCGCCCCCTACGCCTGCGGCGTAGTATTGGCCCCCGGCTGAAGTGCTCCACTTGCCTGCCGCTTTTTGATCGTCTGCCACCAGCGTTCGGGGGAAAAGGCCATGGTAATCCTCGTCAGCGAGCAAATTTCGCACCCGTCGGCCGAAATCTTCCGACAAACCAGCGGTGTGGGTGCCCATGATGATCTTCTTCTCGGGGAAATTGCCCAAAAAGAAGGCAGGAAACAGGTACGAGCTGAATTCTGACTTGCCCATACGCGGCGCGATGTTGATGATCACCCGTTTCTTGGTCCCGGCGATCACTTCCGCGAAGATTTTGGCCAGTTTTCTGTGGTGGGGGCCGATTTTGAAGCCCGGGTACACCGCTTTGGCAAACTCGATCATGTCCGACCGGGCCAAATTCTTCTGCTTGTGCGCCTGTGCCTTGTCCAGCAGCTCCAACGCCTCCAGCTTCTCGGCCGCAGACAGCTTGCCGAGGTTTTTGAACAGCGCCTGCGCTTGCTCAGGCGTCAATGTCGCTGGTGTCATCAGGCGTTGGGGGTGTGGTGTTGATTTCGACGATGTCCGTCACGTCAGCGTCGGACACATCCATGAACTTGGCCAGCTTTTCCTTGAGGCGCTTGTCGATCTCGTCCTCGGTCATGTCCGTTTTCTTGACCTCGATCTTGTCGGTGAACAGCCCCACCTCCGTGACCTTGCCCAGTAGGCCGAGCGCCTTCAAGCGGATGTTGGGGTTGGCGTTGTTGGTCTCCTCGACCAGCTTGGCCACCGTGTAACCGCGAAGTTCCTTGGCCTGCTCGATGAACTCCCAGTCGTAGGCCGTCAGCATGCCCGTGATGTGGCGCACAGCCTCTGGCGTCTTGAGCTGGACCAGCGCAGCCTTCTGCTCGGTCGTGTCGGTGTTGGTGGTCAGGGCCTGAAACGCTTTGCGCGCGTCCGCCTTCTCCAGTGCATCAATGACTTCGTCGTCCGGTGGAGCGCCCAGCTCCTGCAACCAACTGGCGGTTGAAACCTGCGCAGCCAAGACTTCTCCCGGCTCAGCGTCGGCCAGTCTCGTCATGATCCCGGGCGGTGTTGGCTCCGGGTTGAATTGCACCAAGTGTTCAAACATATTGCGTAGGCCGTGTAACCTCGTTGGGCGTAATGTACACCCATTTTTGGAACGTGTGGGGCGTGTCTAGTGTTTGACAGGGGTTTCTTGGGTCTTTTTTAAAAAATTGGAGTGGGGCGCATTTCTTGCGCAAGGGGGTGGGTTTGTCAAAGTTTTTACAAAGTGCTGGGAGCGGGTGCCAAACAGTGTTCTTGCAAGCTCGCCCTGTCTGCTGCATAAAGGCTTGGTGGGGGGTGGGTGGGGTCTGCGGTACGCCGTTTGCCCCTTCTGATACGTACCAAAATACACCCTTTGGTATAATAGAGGCATCGGTTAGGGATTGGCCCTGACCGATACGGGCCACACCGGCCCACATCATTGGAGTTACTGAATCATGAACTGCTCTATCAAAACTGTAGCCGCTGGCTACGCTGCATTCCTCAAGGCTGGCACGTCATACGGTGCTGCATTACAGGCCGCTGTACGTGAGACATCCGTGTCTCACCCTGAGTTGCTGGCAGCACTGGCCAAGGTGCACGCCAAGCACTATGCGTGCAATACGACTTGGAGCGCCAAGGGTACAGCCGTGTTTCACACTGGCCCTGAGTCAACACGTGAGACGCGTCACGTTGCTGCCCAGAAGTCTTGGAGTCGTAACGTCGGGGTTCACTTCAGCACTGGTGAGACAGCCCGGTCTCACCATCACCAACCCGTTGCCGTGAAGCGTGCCAAGGTCAACGCCATCGTTGACGTGTGCGCTGGTTTGACCAAGGCCGAAGTCGTGGCTTTGCTGGCCGCTGTGCGCGAGACTATCAAGTTTGAGTAACCGATTGGTTTTTTCAATCGACTCTGCATTCGAGGGGTGGCCGTTGTTCCGCCCACTGTCAACCCAGCAAAGCGCCAGCGAGCTGGCACCAACCGCCCGGCTTGTCCGGGCTTTCTTTTATCCGTGAGACACAGCGTCTCACCACTTGGAGCACACCATGAGCAACCGTAACCGTTACACCATCAGCATCCGTGAGACTGAGCGCACCAAGCTGCGCGCCCTGCGTGAGGACTTCGTGCACCTCGCCACCGACAAAGCCTACAAGCGCAAGGTCATCGAAGAGGCTCGCGCCCGTGACGCTGCATGGGACACCTACAAGGCAGGCACACGCCAGCTCCGCTTCAAGTGAAGCGATCCACCCCCGTGAGACACCGTGTCTCACGGGTCTTTGGTAACACGTTGTGGAGAAACTATGCAAATTTTGCATGTCCACTGTTTACAACGCCGTGGACAACACGTGGGCGTCCTGTAACCCGCATGGATACTAGCGTCCCACACCCACTGTCCAGAACACTACTATATATAAATAGAGATTTAGAGATATATGTATATATGTGCGTGCAAGTGGACAGAACTTATCCCGTGGCTTTGTCCAGCTTTGCTCTTTCGGGATTTGATAGTCATGTGGGTCAGCACCCCCCGCAACCCGCATAAACAAAGGCTTTCCGCTGTCCCATTCGGGTGTCCACTTGCTTATAAGAGGTGGACAATGTACACTTCGTTACATCATCATTGGAGCAAACCATGGAAAACTGTTATCTTTCACCTGCACCGGGCACGCATGCCGCCATGTGTGCGACCTGCAAAAACATCAAACCACTGGCTGAGTTCAAGCGAGACCTATCCCGAGCACAGGCCAGAGCGCGGGGTTATTCAGGCAACGCCCCTGTGGAAATCGAGTCATCCATGTGCAAGGCATGCCAACCCCGCGCCAAAGGTTTGAGCGAACTCACGACCAAAGAAATCCACAACCGCGTCAACAGCGGGGATTTGTACGCCCGCATCGCCAACGCTGAGCTGGAGAAACGCAAGATCAAGGCAACGATCAACAGGCAGATGGCCACCAGCGCCGTGTGGCGTACGGCCAAGACTGCGCCGTGGACCGAAGTCATGGCGGGAATACGCAAGGAGCTGGCATCCACGCAGCAGCAAGAGAAGCACGTCAAGAACGCTTGGCCTGACCTCGACCTTACATTCTTTTTGGAATACAAGCTGGTGCTCACCCAGACACGGGAGCGTATCAAGTTCATGTGGCAGGGCAAAGGTCTGCCACCCCAGCACATGCAGTGGGAGAACTACATTGAGTGGGAAGAGCGCCTGCGCATCAAGCGTTTGTGGGAGACCCTGCCGCCCGAGTACCGCAAACGAGCTCGACTGCCCAGCTTGGCCACGCACGTGCCCTCACCAGACGAACGTGTGCCGCCCAAAGTGTCCTCACTGGCCAAGGACGGTAGCCCCAAGGCACGGCTTGAGCGAATCAAAGCGCGGCGCGAGGCGGGCTTGCCCATGCCCCCACCATGGCCCGAGATCAAACAGCCGGTCAAACCACCGGAGGTTTTCGTGCCTGCACCAACCACCACGGACTGGTCAGCCATACCGTGGGAGGACATGTGATCCTTCCCCAAGGGAACGGTCATCAACCTTTC